GGGGCCGCCAGCACTGCCAGCGGCCCCAACTTCCTACACAGTGGCCATGAAACGAATATTGGCAGCCATCGGGCGGGCGGCAGATGTGCCGGTGAGCTCGAGCTTCATCTTGAGGGCGGAAACGCTGGAAAGCGCTGCCGTCCAGACAAACTCGACCCAGCCGTCATCCATCTTCGTCGTTGCGCCGGCGGTAAGCGTTTCCCAGCTACCGCTGTCCTTCTGGATGTTCGGGACAACGGTAGCGCCGGAAGGAACGTAAGCGTCATAGACGATTGTGCACTTGGCCGCGCCGGTGGCCGGAATACTCCTCGAGTAGTAGTTGCCGTCGCCGGCAACGATGCCTTCAGCAAGCTCTGCGCCGGGCCAGACAAGCGGGCTCATGTCCGCTGTACCTGTAAGCACGGCTTTGGCCGAGACAGTGCCGGTAATGGCGGCAGGCAGCTTGACGGTCTGCCCGGCATCCACATGAATCTGGCTCGCGTCAGGGAGCGTAAGCACGTAGTCCACGGAGCACGCAGAGTTCGGGATTTCGCTGACGCAGAGGAAAATGAGGTCAGTGGCTCCGGTGACGTCCGCGCTGCCAAGGTCGATTTCCGAAGATCCGGCGGCAGCGTAGTCAGCCTTCAGGATGCGGAACGCGAGGTCTTTGTCCTGATGAGCCGTCCAGGTGCTGGCGTTGGAAGAGGAAAGCAGGACGCCCACGGTATAGGGCTGAGAGATAACCCACTGCCCATGCGTGGAGTCGTACTTTCCGGTTTCGGCGATGGAGACGGACGTGACGGCTTCGTCTGCGAGGACGACAAGCGCATATTCAACGCCGGCGCTCAGAAGCACGGGGGCATCAAACGTGATGCGGGTGTAGCCGCCGCCGGAGACGATGACGGAAGCCTTCTTCACCTTGCCCCGGGCAAGAACGGTTTTCGTGGGGACGCCGTTGGACGTTTCCCTGATTTCGATAGTGGCATCGCCGCCGCAGGCCGTGAACCAGAGGTCCGCGCCGGTGCACTGCGTATCGGCATCAAGGATAAACGTCTGCGCAAGCGGATCGATGAGGATGTTGGTCACCGTCCTGAGCGTGCGCAGCGTCTGCACGGTCAGGCTGCCCTGTCCCGTGAATACCGCTTCGCCGTAGCTGCCATTTTCGCCGGTGAAGGCCACCGTCTTGGCGCCGGCAGGAACGCCCTGCGGGATGGTGAACGTACCGGTAAAGGTGCCGTCCTTGTCCGCAGTGACGCCGACAGGGGTGACGTCGATGCCGTCAAAGGTCAGGCTCTTGAGGGCCTCGTTCGCCTCGAAGCCGGACACAGTGAACGTAATCTTCGTCTGGCGCAGGTAGGCAATCTGGGAAGTGGTTTCGCCGGAAACAAGCGTGGAGGTCTGCGTCTTTGTGACCGTGCTGCCGTGAGCGTAGCCCCAGATGCCGTTGGGCGCATACACGGCAGAGTTGAACGTCTTGGTAATGGGAGACGTCCAGACGCTCTTCGTTACCGTCCAGTTGTCCACGGAAGGCACGAGGGAGACTTCCGCCGGAACAGGCGCAAAGGCCAGATACGGGTTCACCTGCATGGAACCAGTACGCAGAGGCTGCTCCAGGGCGGTCACGTTCGTGTAGGCGCGCCCTGTGGGGATGGACGGGCCGGCGAGTTCATGCACCTCAGCGCTCACAGGAAGCAGAAGGCACTGGTTGACTACGGCGCCTGTCTGCTCAAGGCCCTGATCACGCATGGAGTCATCAAGAAGGGGATCGACGAAAAGCCCGGCCTTGATGCCCGCTTCACGGGTGGCCACATCGCTTTCGAGGCGGTTCAGGCTCACCTGATTCAGAGCGTAGTCAACGCGGGCTTCCAGCGCCTCCATGTCCGACATGGAGACAACGCGGGTGCCATCCTGAGAAATGGTTCTCGTCCCGGTCCGCCACGTCTGATCCACTGTGGCCAGAAGCAGAACGCCGTCAGGGACGTTCGGTTTCTGCCTGTTCGTTTCAGAGCCCACGCCGGCAATCCACGTAAACGTGCCGTCAGAAGAAAGACACAGGCGGTCGTACCGGGGCAGAGCCTGATGGTACGTCGTCATGATGCTCGTACCCTTGACGGCACCGCTGACAGTGTAGCCGTCAGCGTCCATGTCTTCAGGTTCGGCCGCGGCGATGTAGGTGTAGGTGACCGAATAGGACGTGCCGGAAGAAGGCTCTTCGCCGGACGAACTCCAGTCGACAGTGTCGCCTGTTTTCTTGTAGTCGGAACCTGCCGTGTACGTCGTATCGCCCTGGGCGACAGAGAGGATTTCAACGACTGACGTTTCGCTGAGCGCGTCGGCGCAGCCGGTGTAGGAACCATGGACGACGGTTTCCGTCTTCTTCATGGTGATGCGGACGCTGGTGATGTCGTCAACGGGCGTATGGGCAAGGTTAATACGCTGACTGGCCGAGCCGTCGGCGAGCGTGATTTCCGTGTCGATGGTGCGCAGATCAGGTTCAGCGGCGTAGACGATGCGGCGGGACGTGGAAAGCTCGATGGACTTGCCGGAAACGCGGGCCTTGCCTGCGTCGACAGTGTACACCTGCTTTCCGGCTTCATCGTCCAGGGCGTGCAGCTGAAGGCCGGAAACAGCATAAGTGCCACCGCCGGTGGACTGGACGTCATACGCGGCGATGGCCTGGGATACGCTGGAAAGATCCGGCGGTGTCTCCGTCGCGCGGACAACGCCGTCATCAACGGTGTAGATGGCGTAGAAGTCGCCTTCCCCTCCGTCTTCGGAATATCCCCAGGAAAGATTCACCACTTCACGCCAGGCGCCGGGCTCGCCTTCGGAGCGAGTGCCGACAGCCGGATTGTACAGCGTCTTGTCATCGGACTCGGAAACGGAAGCCGTCGCCATACGGATGCCGATGGCAACGGTGCCCTTGACCGGGATGGTGAACGTGGCGGCAGGGACTTCGCGGACTGCGCCGGAAAGGTAGACCTTGCCAGCCTGGGCGGACACTGCGCCTGTCGAAGAGTTCACGGAGATCTGGCCGTCGCTGATGACGTCGCCGTCAGAAAAAAGCGCGTCGCCGATGCCGGTGATGCGCTTCTGCGTCATGGACTGCATTTCATTGAGTTCGGCACCCTGCAGGTACCTGCCGTCGACAAAGAGCAGCCTTTCACGTTTCGCCACGGAATCGGATTTGTCGTCCGCATGGTTGTAATAATTGGAAGGATAGACAGTGCTCATGTTTTCTCTCCTTACACACAGAAGACGAATTCAATGCTCTGGCGCATGGACGCACTGCGCACAATCGGCGAATCGAAAATCTGCGCGAGCACAAGATAGCCGGGGTCGGTTACCTCGCCCGGGACGAAGTATCTCTGGCCTTCCGGGCACGATTCGGAAACGACCGTATCCATGAAGAGGCCGCATTCGCGGATGGTTGCATCCGAAGCGTCCCCGTAATCGAAGCTGGCCATGATGTAGAGATACGGCTGGGGCGTATCGGAGAACGAATATCTGGCCGTGAGGATATTGCCCTCGGAATCGGTTCCTGTAGGGGCGACGATATCGCCGTTGTCATTAGGCGTGCAGAACGAACAGGTGCGCACCGTTTTGCGGCCAAGTTCGTTCGTCAGAGCCCTGGCATCCACAAGAGAAGGCTTCTTCGTAGGATCGCTGTCCCACGCTTCGGAACCCGATCCCCATGCGATGTGCAGCGGCCTTGCCTTAATAGCCGCCGCAACGGCTGACAGGCCTGTTTTCGTCAAAGTTGCTACTGTGCTCATTTGTTTATACCTCTGTTCTGGTTATTGTCAGGCCGTAGCGGGGCCACCATCTGCGTGTATTGTCAGCCGGCCATTCTGCAAGTTCTGTCTGCCTGGAGACAGCCGCGCCGGACAGGGCGTCAGAGACAACGGCGCCGGATGCTGTCATTGCCGGCGCGATGCTTCCTGCTGCCGCTGTCTGTTCGAAATGCTCATGTATCGTATCCAGAGACGTTTCCGGATCCGTTTCGGAAAGCTGTACGGAACCAAGCTGCCATGGGTTCTTCGTCGACCTTGCGCGCACAGGCCCGAGGCACGTCCCGTTGAGCGAGCCCAGAGGCTCGGAATCGGAAAGGACAAGGCGGACCTTGGAGAAGTTCCAGGCCGCAATCGGCGAAACCCAGCCCTTATGCGCCGTGCCGAAAACGTTTTCGTTGAATACCAGGACGTATCCGGCAGGTTCGTCCCTGGCATCGGACAGCCGGAAATAAGACAGCCTCCAGCCGTATTCCCTAGATGCCGGCAGCGTGACGGTCAGCTCATGGAAAAGCCATGCGTAAAAATCAGGCTGCTCATTGCCGAGGCGGGACCTGATGCCGACGGCAGCCAGCATGTCGTCATCCTTATCCACTGCCGTGCCGGAATAGAAAGACAGCCAGCCTTCAGAAAGACGCGGGCCGTCAGAAGTTTTGATGGGCCTTGTATCCCAGAAATCGTTCCAGACACGGTAAAGCCTGCACCTGGCAGGCTGCATCTCCCTGGCGATAATGGCGGCAGTGCGCGCTTCGTCCGCGTCGGCGTCGTCCTTCAGATGAATCTGGTAGGAAGCCCACTGATCGCCAGTCCCGTCTTCCTCAAGCTCGGCATCTATGCCGTAGAGCGCCAGAGCGTCGAGCAATGATTTCGGCGTGCCCTTGATGCGGTGCCAGGGGATGGAGTTCAGGACAAATGCGCGCAGTTTTCCGTTTGTTTTTGCGGCGTCGCGGAAGTCCACGTGCCACTGCCACGCAAGCTGCTCCAGCTCTTCGGTGGAAAGATCTTTGAGCCCGCCCCGCGCCTCTGTCAGCCTTTTGAGCGGCGCCAGCATCCCGGCAGGGTCCTGCCCCTCCAGACGTCCGTATATCAGAAGATTCGGGACGGCCCGGACGATGGTCTGCAGGAGCGGAGACAGCGAATCTGCCGCGGCAGCCATCTGACTGTCGCTGCGGATACTTTCTGGAACTAGCTGGCGGAAGACGAGGTCATGAAGATGACGGCTCATTCTTCTTCTATGCCTCCGTACGCAATGGAGACAGTGCCCTCTCTGGCAATCTCACTTTCCTTGAGAACGGTATACACGGGAGAACGAACCACGACGCGCCTTGCTCCCGCCTGCTCCATCAGGCTGATGAGCTTTGTGGGGAGGATGTCGCGTCCGGGCTTGCAGCGCTGCCAGAGAATGTAGGAATTCACGGCAGAGGTGACAGCGCTGCTTATCGTCGAGAGAAGAGCTTCGTCCGCTTTCGACAGATACCATGTTACATCCAAATCGTAAGAAACGCCATCAGGAGACTGCACAATTACCGTGTCAGTAAGCGGCCTTACGTCATCGGCGGAAAGCTTCGCGCGGACCGCCTCCAGAACCTCGGCAGAAGGAAGTTCGCCGCCGGCCAGGACGGGGCGCACGTCAACGGTGCCGGGCTTCGGGCAGGATACGGAGACGTCTGCGATATCCTGCGAAACGCCCATGGCCAGAGCCCTGTACATGCCGGACGGCCCGGCGCACGTGTACGCTTCCGGGGATTCCTGGATGCGCTGACGGTAATGGGCGTCCGTCTCCACGTCTGCGCCGAGCATGGTAGTGGTCGTGTTCTCGACGGAGGCGACATAGGCGACAGGGTCCACAAGCACGCAGATCTGTCCGGCCACAAAGCCGTTGGCGTCGCTTCCGGCGGCCTGCGCCGAGGAGGATACGGTGCCAGTCAGAGAGCCCGCCTGAATAATCACAGATTTGTCTGTCGCAAAAATCGTTTTTCCGTCAGCCGTTGCGGCCTTGGTGCCGGCGGGGATCTCCACGTCGAAATCAAGAGCCTCCTGAAGCGTGAATTTCAGCGTGGCCGACGCGCTCGAGGCGTCAAGGCGCTTCGTCCCCGTCATGAGGCCTATGGCGTCCAGG